GTTCTCCTTTCAAGAGAATAAAACTACGAGACGATTGGACCCGCGTCGTGATCTTCAGACGCAGGGCAGGTACATGGTTGGGACGACGTGCCCCACCATTGTCCAGGATATGAATAGACGCTGTGTGGAGTCATGCGTTAGATCCGAGAAATGAACACGTTCAGCTTGCGACCGAACGGGAACAGGGCGATGTTGATAACCCGGACGATGGCCTTGACTACTCCGGGAACGGGCGGATTCTTCTTCATCAGAGCTCTCCTTTCAAGAAAGCGGTAGTGCTATGAACTCAGGAATGTTGCTGTAGCACCGCTGAGCACGGGAATATGCATGCAACCATGGTCGACCTTTGATCTTGTAGATCAGCCAGCCACAGTGCACACACGTCCCGTGCTCAATCAGTCGGCGCCAGGAAAACCGGGGGAATATGAGCATTCATCTCCTCCTGGTTCTGGGGGCGATAGCCGCAGTAGCACTCAAGATAACCGGCGTAGTTAAACTCAACCCACGTCCATTCGTGGAATTCAACTTCGTCGATCGGCTTGGTTGCTTTGGCTTCCTCAGCTTCGCGTGCAGCTTTGGCAGCCTCTTCAGCGGCTATCTCCCCCGGGGTTTTGGGCCGAACGAGATAGGTGTAGCGCAGCGAATATCTGCCGTCGGCATTTGGCTCGGAATCGAACTCCAGGCCATGCTCCTCAAGCACATACAGATGCGCTACCTCTCTCGCTTTCTCGACCGAACCAAATATGTCCAGAAGATACTTCTCTTGCGCGTCACGCATCTTCCGAATAATCGAATCACGCAGTGGATCGATGTCTACCATGTCGATGGTCCTTTGGGGAAGCGGGGACGAGAGCAGACGTCGCATAAAACCATGGGAGTGTCTCCACAATCATGGTCTACGCGCAGTCCATGCACTCGTCCCCTATCCGAGAAAACTCGCGTAATACCCCTGGATAGGCATCGTGCGATATTCGATAGAGAAGCAGGGCTTCTCACCACTTTCATCAGTCGTGGTAGCGAAGCTGACGCTGAGGAGCTGATCGGTGGTCCAGCCGACCTCATCGCCGTACTCCGTCCTCGACAGACCGATCATGCCCCAGAACTCGTTCAGAGAAGCCAGGTTCTGTCCGTGCAGGATGATCTGGTTCAGGTCGTTCTCAGCCCGACGAATGGACTGCACATCGTTCTTGAAATAACGACCCGAGATGGAGTCGTAGAACAGGACCTTGTTCTCGCCATCCAGAATAACGATCTCGTTGACCGCCTCTCGATCGCGAGCCATGCGGTCCTTCATGACATCAGCTCGGACTGCCTCTTCCTTGTCCTTGCCGATGTGCTCGGTGACCTTGTCCTGGTACTCGCGGAAGCCGCTCTCGGTCAGCGTGTACAGGCTCAGCAGAGCTGCGTTGCGCTTGGTCGAGATTGCGTTGCCGGAGATGATGCAGGCGATCGTGACCAGACCGACAGAAGCTGCCGGAATATAGCAGAGGTACGTCGCCTTGACGACCTCGAACGGCGTGAGGTCTTCATCCGTGTGCTCAGCCTTGGCTGCCTGCGCCTCCTCCATGAGTCGGATGGCCTGAGGAGTACCGCGCACAGCAAGTACAGCAGTCGAGAGGACACCCGCAACCGCCACCGAGGTGAGGATTACGGGTGAGTGATGTGTTACGAAGCGGCCAATGTTCTTAGCCGCGAAGCCGAAGTTCGGCATGTGGTCTCCTTCTTCAGACACAAAATGAGAAGCTGTGAATGGAATATACAGATGTGGATTCGATTGCACTGAATTCGTTTTTGAATTCGCTTCTCATTTCACACCGTGTAAATTTCGCGAGGGTTAGCTGGTCGGCTCCTCATGATAGTTGACCATGGTGTGAGAACTCCAGCTGTGCATACCACCCTTGGGGATATAGCCACAGAAGTTACACCACTCCATCTCGGATGGGAAGACGCTCTCGCCCATCAGCCGACGAGCCCGCGGAGACGCTGAGCGAAGATCTCGAACTCGCTCATGACGTGGTTGGCCTTGACCTTGATACCGTCGACGAACTCCTGCGCCTCCTGCATCTTCTGCTCAGCCTGCTTCTTGGCCTTGCGGTATGCCTTGTACGCTGCGATAACGAAGCCGACCGTGATCAGCAGGCCGGCACCTTCGATAGCGATCAGGATGATCCCAGTCGTCTGGCTCATCAGTGTTCTCCTTTCAAGAGAAATAAAGCGGTTGGGTGTGTTCTACGAGTGAAGCTAAAGCCGCAGCATGTTGATGAGCCGAGCTTTCTTGTTCTTTTTGCCGAGCTCGTTTTGCATGTCTGCGAGCTTCTCAAAGTCATCACCCTGAGAGTGAATCGTCCACAAGCCATGCTTTTCGACGAGCAATACGTATTGCATACAATCCCTTCGATTCACAGAAACACTGAGGGCCTGTAATATCGTGGAGTGATACTACAGGCCCTCAGGGTTAGTTGGTGGGGTGGAGCTTGATGTCGGAAATGATCCGCTTGATGATCTTGCGGGTGGCGCGCTTCATCATGAGGAGGTCATGCTTCAGTCCCCCGGTCCGCCAGGCAATGATGATCAGTGCGGTGGCGGCGAGGATGATGGTGATGACACTCAGGATGATGCAGGCGGTAATCGCGAAAACAGTCATGGGGAGGTCCTTTCGGTGGTGGTCTCATATAAGCCCATGTAATTCTCGCGAATATCGCCTACTTGTACGGGAGCGCCACCTGCTGCGCTCGGAACTTGGCGACGAAGGTGCGCGACTCCGTCTGGTGGATATCGACGACCCCCTCCGACCAGTTGCCCGAGAACGTGACCGACACCTTGATCCCGTTGTGCGTCGTGTCGACGACCTGGCGTCGCATGGGGGTCAGGATATCGATGTACTTCTGCGCGATCTGGATGGCCGACATGATGGCCTTCTCGACGCGGTCGAAGCGCAGGACGATGTGGAACGTGTTCTGGTCGTTGAGGCTCTCGCCCATAGCCGTGCCCCACTCCTCCCAGCCGTCGCCGTCCTGGTGCGTCTCGACACCCAGCTTCTGCATCTGCGAGACGAACATGTCGGCGTACGCCTCGACGAGACCCAGGTGGATGTCGAAGGAGGACTCGAGGGGAAGGGCGGTCGTGTCGTCAGTGAATGACATAGATATACCTTTCAGGGTTTGGGCTTGTTGGCGATCTTCGCCATCTGGTAGATGAAGGTTGCCACGAAGACTTTGAGGACGATCAGTCGCAGGAAGCCGAGCGCTGCGCCTTTCTCATCCGGGGTCATCGGGGCATCACCGCAGTCATGAGATATGGCGCGAGCTCACGTGCCACGTCCTGCGGGTTGGTGTTGACGCGGAGCGGACTGGCCTTAATGGCGTTGAGAGCCGCCTTGGCTCCCGACTGCCCCGCGATGACGGACGCCGCGACGATGGTGGACACATAGATCGTGCTCACCGCGCCGATGACGACTGTCTCGGTCTTGTGCTGCTTGATCCAGTTGACCAGATTCGGATTCATCAGTCTTCCCCTTTCAAGAGAATATGGTCAGTGAACTACGCGGCCTCGTGGACCGGACGCAGCTTCGGGATCTCGTCGACCGTGAAGATCTTGTCCACGGTGTCGCCGACCTTGTCCTTGACGACCTTGTACATGTCGTCGTAGATCTTCAGCGGCTCCGAGCCCGTCAGGTACGTGTCGGGCATCCGGTAGCGCTCACCGTCGACCGAGACGATCGGCGAGTTCTTGACGACCTCCGCAGCCTTGTTGAAGGCGTCGGCCTGCGAGTGACGAACCGCCACGGTCAGTGTGTGCTCGCCCTCGCCTAGGACGTAGGGCAGCAGGGGCTCCGCTTCGATCGCAGCCTGAGCCGCGTCCTTGGCAGCGGAAGCCGCGGAAGCACGCTTGAAGACCACGACGCCTACCACGGTCACACCGACGACCACACCACCGATGATGTAGGCCTTCTTGTGCTTCTTCAGGTGGTCGACGACCTTGTCCTTGGCGGACTTGGTCTTCTCGGCGACCTCCTCGGCAGCGTCCTCCGCCTTGTCGGTGGCCTTCTTGGCAGCCGAAGCCGTCTTCTTGGCACCGCGCTTCAGCTTGTCCGCACCGGCGTCGATGGTCTCCTCGGTCTTGTCCTCAGCGTCGTCGATGTGCTCGTTGTTGTTCTTGTCATCAGTCATGATGGTTCTCCTTTCAAGAGAAAATAGCAGGTTCAGTGGTGGTGTAATCAGGACACTTGCATCCACCCATAAGACAGCTTCTCAGCGCGTCCGTAGGAAATCCAAATGGCCCAGCATGTTGGTCGGTGTGATGGTTGCAGTTCACGCAATGAAAATCATGGCGTAATGCCGGCATCCTTCTCCTTCTTGTGCTTCTGCTGCTGGGTGTACTCGTAGTTGGCGATGTCGGTACGGAAACGCATGCGCTCCGACCAGTTGTTCACCGCTTTCAGTGCACGGTCGTGATTGCCCGTGACGTCGATCAGGAAGTCCAGCGGGAACAGCACTGGAGCCATGACGACTGTGATGCCCGCCGCGAGAATACGGATGGGCTTCGGATACTCCCGGTAGGCCTTGTACTGCTGCTTGGCCTTTGCGGGAAGGTTGAGGCTTGCCAGGTAGAGCGCAACAGCAGCGCCAGTGGACTTTCTCATTGAGTGTCTCCTTTCAGATATGATCAAGCCGGGTGGGAGAAGACCACACGAAGGTCCAGGTACGTGTGATCGTCGCCGCACCAGCAGATCTGGTTGTCGAGGTGCTCTCGAGTCTCAGGCACGGAGTCCTTTCTTCGGGGCGTAGGTGGTGTCGAGCTTCGCGACGAGATCCGGCTCAGATATACGCAGGTCATCGACGAAGTCCTGAGTGAGCTTGCAGATTCGGTTGTACGCTTCCGGATCGCTGGATGAAACTTTCAGGTCGAGTGTGAACATGGAATCCCTTCAGATATGGCGAACAGAAAAAAAAGTGAAACAACCTGTGGGAAGTTTCATGGTGGTCCTGCATCCTTGTGTGTTGCTCAGAGGCATCTTTTGCACAGAGGTGTGTCGTTCCGAGGATTGTCTTTTGCACGTTGCAGGGGAGGTGAGACCGCTCAACAATCTTTTCTGTGGCGTGGCCTTTGCAGAAATCGTGTGGCGTTGCCTTTTGCACGGCAGTGTGACGTTGTCTTTGCACTGCAATATGTTGAGCGGTCTCACTTAAGAACGTGTATATCTCGCGAGGCTACTTCAAGCCGTTAAGATTCACGCCCCCGTCTGCGAAGTGAAGACCCTTGACGTCCGGCAGCAGTCCCTTGAGATGCAAGACCAGATCGTTGTACGGAATATCCAGCATCTTCGCAGCTTCTCGACGACTTGCGAAGTCATGACCCGTCTCAAGGCAACGAGTGATGTACCCCGGATGCATCTTCGCCTTGATGATGTTGTTGGTAACCGTTTGCGATGACTTCCAGCCAAAGATCATCACATTCGAGATCTTGTTGACCAGAGCGGGGTTACCGTGCAGCTTCATCACGGCGACCGTTGCCGCAGCCGACACAATCGCGGTGGTCGCCATGACGTACTTCGTCTTGTGCTTCTGGAAGTGTCCCACCTCGGGCTCCTCCGGGGAAATTGCGTCAGACATGCTTTTCTCCTTTCAAAGAGAGTTGTGGTTGGTGTTGATCAGGCGTGATCGACGATGTCGTAGAACTTGGCGTCGGTCTTACGACGCTCGGCGGACTCCCTGATCACGTTCATGGCAGCGTCGTCGACACGCTTCTTGGCTGCGTTCTCAACGTCGCGGTAGTACGACTTGTCCTTCTTCGTGCCCAGCGCGTAGCCGATGAAGACGGACGTGGTGATACCGGCACCGATGGCGGCACCCTTGATAACGGTCTGCAGAACCTTGGACATGACTTTCCCCTTCGTCAAATGTGAAAGACCGTGTATGCGCGTCGGTACGCATGGTCTCGTTAAACAGCGAGTAAATCTTGCGAGGTAGTACCCCCAGTAGGACTCGAACCTACGACCCACGACTTAAAAGGACGTTGCTCTACCAACTGAGCTATAGGGGCGAGCATTTACTTACGCATGCCTCGATAGTCTTTTGAATCAAGACTTTTTTGATGATGACACGGCTGACACCGCAAAACGCACTTCTCCATTTCTTCAACCAGCTTGGCTTCGGACGCAGAAGTTAAATGTTTTGCTACGTCGAAGGATTTAGTTGTGGAGTCCTCGTGATCGAACTGAAGATCTTCAGTCGAGCCGCAGTCTACACAACGACCGCCTAGCTTTGCAATCCACAAAGATCTACAACGATCGTATCGATCTTTCATGTATCGGTTCATGTAGTCGTTGTACTCTTCACGATCTTTTAGTGGCATTGTCACTTCTTCCAGACGGGAATGCAGGAGGAGCAGAGCACGTCCTTACCGTGAGCTCCGGTGTTCATGCAGTTGTAGTCGATCGGCTTGATGTTCGGCATCAGATTTCCTTCCATTTTGAATGAGACCACACACAAACAGAAAGCCTGTGGGGGCAGGCTTTGCTGTTAGAAACGGATGGGGGCGAATGAATCGAACTTGCTGGAGGACTTCTTGACAGCAGCGCGCTTCGCGGCGTTCCGCTTCCGCTGGGCGACGAGTCGGGTGCGCACGAAGTTGAGGATCGTGAGCACGGCGACAACGATGCACAGGGGAATGACGGAGTTGTAAGCGAAGACAGCGATGTGGATGAAGATGTCGGAAAACATGGTAATTCCTTTCGTTGTGGTGGTCTCATATAAGCACGTGTAAATCGTGCGAGTTCTCACCAAAACGAAAGACTGTGTATACGGGTAGAATAAACAGGCTCTCGTTTGAGCTGGTACTGATGGAGGGATGTCAGGATCAGCCGCCTTACACGAATGGGAGCAGGATGAGGAACACGATGGTGTCAACGATCTGGAAGATGATGACGCCAAGCGTGAGCTTCTTGGGCTCTTTACGTAGTCGGCGGTCGAAGGTGAACATGGTAGTCCTTTCTGTTGGTGGTCTCACTTAAGGGCGTGTAATCTACGCGGACACAACTAGAGCCCGTGTGAGGGGCTGTAGTTGCTGGGGTTAGAGCGAGATGTCGTCTCGGCCAGCGTTGTGCATGGTGACGGAGTCAGGGACCCAGATGGAATGGTTCCTGTAGACGACCGGCCTGTCCTCTTCGTTCGCATACGGAAGCACGGACAGGAGCAGCTCCTGCTCGTCGTCAAGCTGGAACAAGTGGCTCGTGTCTTTCGAGCGGTTGATCTGGCTGACGACCATCAGGGTTGCACCTGTGCCTGCTGCGAATGCGGCGAGGAACGGGGCGGCCTTCTTCAAGTGATTCTTCATGCGGTTCATGATGTGTCCTTTCAAAGTGGTGGATTGGTCTCACTTAAGGGCGTGTATCATGCGCGAAGAAACAGGAAGCCCGTGTGAGGGGCTGTGCTGTTGTTGAGGTCAGAGGGTGATCTCGTCGAGGGTGTAGAACTCGTCGTAGAGTCCGTGGTCCTTGAGGAACTCGTCGTGCATCTTCAGACCGGCCTGCTGCACAACCGCGACGGTAACGGCGGTTACGGCGGTGGTTGCGAGAATGGTGGTCTTGTGACGGGCGACGAAGTTCTTCGTGGAAACAAAGGGCTTCTTGATGATGTTCATGGTGTTCCTTTCGAGGGGTTGGATGGTCTCATATAAAGCCGTGTATTTCGCGCGAGGCGAACAAAAAAGTAAAGCCGTGTGCGAGCAAACAGGAAGCCCGGGTTAAGGGGCTTGCTGTTGGAGTGGTGGTCAGTTGGCGTATGCGAGCTGGTCGTTCTTCACTCGGTCGATCGCAGCGGTCAGCATGCGCTCGTAGTTGCCCAGCATCTGGCGGGAAGCGCGCTTGGAAGCGTTCTTCTGCTGGATGCGGGACAGGGTACGGCGGATGGGGAAGGTGGCGAGGCGGAAGTGGAGGCGGGCGATGCGAAGCATGGTAATACCTTTCTGGTTGGTGGTCTCATATAAGCACGTGTAATTCATGCGAGATCTACTACCATTTTGAATTGTTCACACGCAAACAGAAAGCCCGGGTTAAGGGGCTTGCTGTTGTGGATCAGCTGTTCTTGAGGATGAAACGGTTGATGAACCGGATGGGGTTCTTGCGCGCGTTGCGGTCTGCGAGGAACGTCTCGATCTCGATCGCGAGGAGCGTGAGCTCGATCTCCAGGGTGTTCAGTGCGTTGATCTCCTCAGTGGTGAGGAGGTTGTGGCGCTGGCCATACTTGGAGATCGAGTCCTGCTTCTCGAGAAGGGAGGTCTGACGGTTCAGCAGTTCGGCGGCGCGAAGAGCGGTCTGGTTGGTCATGGTGGTGTCCTTTCAAGGTGGATGGTGGTCTCATATAAGCCCGTGTATCTCGTGCGAACAAAAATGTAAGCACGTGTAGGGCGTGCAAACAGGAAGCCCGTGTGAGGGGCTGTGCTGTTGTGAGGTGGATCAGGCGGCGGTGGCCAGGTTCTTGTGGAAGTCGGCGCGGAGCTGCTTGTCCTTGTTGATGATCATGAGGTACTCGTACACGGCTTCGGCGCGCATGGTACGCAGCTTCGCCAGGTACTCCGGATCCTGAAGCGCGGGGATGTTGAACTCGGGCAGAGGGATGGAGGACAGGGAAGATGCGATCGTGCAGCGATCGATTTCGGTCTCGTAGACATTGATCATCTTGCGAAGGACGAAAGCGCGCTCACGACGGGCGGTCTTCTTGGTCTTGAACATGGTAGTTCCTTTCGGTTGATGGTGGTCTCATATAAGCCCGTGTAAAACACGCGAAGAAACAATGAGGCTGTGTGGTTAACAGTCTCATTGCTGGGTGAGAGCTACTTGTCGGTAGCGCTCTTCTTGGCCTTCTTGGCGGAACGGATCTTGCTGATCTTCCCGACGACGGCGCCGATCGCGACGAAGCCCACCACAGTACCTGCCGAAGCGGCGGCGCTGATGGTGAACGACTTGGCGACCTGCACGCCGAAGTTCGGGGTGACGTTGTCGATCTCGTTGGTGTCCATGGTTGGTCCTTTCAGAGTGGTTGGAGGTTGGTCTCATTTAAGTCCGTGTAAAACGTGCGAACAAAAATGTAAGCACGTGTAAAGCGAGCAAACAGGAAGCCCGTGTGAGGGGCTGTGCTGTTGTGAGGTGGATCAGTGTTACTTGGTTGCGGTCTTCTTGCGGTCGCGAACAGCATTCACGATCGTCGCGACGACAGCGAGGAGGACGAAGGCACCGAGCGTCTGGACGACGGTGACAACGACGACCTTGATGAGGGCGACGAGGAGAGTGATGATGAACTGCATGGGAATGCTCCTTATGTAAAGGGTTGATGGTGGTCTCATATAAGGGCGTGTAAATCGTGCGAACAAACAGGAAGCCCGTGTGAGGGGCTTGCTGTTGAGCGATCAGTGCTTGCTGAAGATTCGCTTGATGAGCGAGGGCTTCGGCTTCTGCACCATGTTCGCCCAGTGCGTGTCGATGTCGTACGAGAGTCGGTTGTACTCACGTCGAAGCTCGTAGTAGCGAGTCATGTCTTCGATGGTGACATGACCGGCTTCCTTGTGCTTGAAGTGCAGTGCCGCGATCTCAGGTGCGAGCTCTTCACGCTGCTGGTAGAGCGAGGTGAGGGAGTCGGGAGTGGTGGTGGTCATTGGTAAATCCTTTCAAGTGGATGATGGTCTCATATAAGCACCTGTAATTTGCGCGATTTACTCCCATTTTGAATTGTCTCGAACAAAACTAATAGCCCGTGTAAGGTCTATTAGCCGTGAGTCAGTTCTCGGTGATAGTGTCATCTTCGAGCGTCTGCCACTCTTCGAGCAGGCCCTTGTCGTCGAGGAACTCGTTGGTTATCCGCAAGTTGCGCACGTTGAGCGCCGCGAATCCGATGGTGGTCAGAGTTGCAACGACAGCGAGCTTTCCCTTGTGGGCGTTCCAGAGTCCCTTGATGCGGTTGGGCTTGTTGGAGGGGGTGGGGTCGGTCATGATGAGTCCTTTCAGTTTGGTTGGTGGTCTCATCTAAGTCCATGTAATGCCCGCGAACAAAAAAGTAAGCACTTGTTTAGGGTGCTTACCTTTTGGTTCATCGCGGAATGCGAATCAGAACATAGGTCGTTCGCGATTCCTCTTCATCTTCTCGGCGAACTTCGCGTTGTCCTTGGTCATGTTGTCGACGGTGATAGTAGCCCAGGCTACGGCACCGACGCACACAACGGCGGTTGCTGCGACGAGGATTCGGGAGATGAGGAGGAACTTCTCGAGCGATGCTTCATTCATGATGATGCCTTTCGGTTGATGGTCTCATGTAAGCCCGTGTAACCTGTGCGAATCATACAAAAAAGGGCAACCCGTGTAGGGGTTGCGATACTTAAGTAAGACGAAGTAATAAATGGGTTGGTCTCACTTAAGGGCGTGTTTATCGTGCGAACAAAAACGTAAACCAGGCAGCCCACACGAAAAAGGAGAGCATGTGTATGGTTAACAAATGCTCTCCTCTTTCGATGTGGGCTTGTGCTGGTTACAGCAGCTTTGTCTTGCCGACGAAGCCGAGTGCCTTCGAACCGATGATGTGGATCTTCTCCGCATTCAGGATGGCGAAAATGCCGATCAGGTTCGTGCCGGCGGCGATCAGCACCTCAGGCTTGACCCAGGGATCCTTCTTCGGGATCATTTGGGTCAGCTTGGCGAGCTGGTCGACGACGGTCGCGTACTGAGGGTCAGTTGCGTCCATGGTCTGGAGTTTGGTGAGAAGTTCGTCGATCACCGTGTTCATGTGGGCGGTCGGGTTGTTGGAAGTCATTGCTGATTCTCCTTTCAAAGTTGTGGTCTCACTTAAGCGCGTGTATATCTCGCGAGCCCCTCATCAGTTAGGACTCTTTACGCACCTTAAGCTTAATCGCCTTCTTTGTACCCACCAGATCGAGCGGAGTCTTCAGCTCGAATGAGTATGAATCCTTGTTCGGATCAGTGTCGTTGACCACCAAGACACCGTCCTCCTCGATAGCATCGTCGGCAGCCGCAACACGCTTACCATACTTGCTCGAGCTCAGACCCAGAAGGATGCCGAGGAACACGTCCACGGCAGTAATCGTTCCGACGATCTCCGTGACGTAAGGCAGATGCCAAAGTCCCGCAATCGCGAAATACAGCGTACCGAGCGCAGGAAGAACAATCTGAGCAATAAACTTCAGGTTGTCATACTGCGTGTTGCTCAGTCTCGGCTTTGAAACCGGGAGCTGAACGTCGGTCGAATCAGACATCAGTCTTCTCCTATTCGTACTTAGAACCAGCGACAGTGGTAATGGGTGCTTCGGGCTTCATCTCCACGGGAACGAGGCCTGCCTCGATCAACTGTCTTCGGAGCTGAGACGCGTACTCATACGCAGCTCGACGATCTCCGTCGGCTTCGTCACGAGCTCTTTCCGCGGCCTCTCGCTCTTCAATAGCCTTGCGCCTCTGCGCAATCAAATCCGTGTTCTTGTCTCGTTCACGACCTGCGGAACCGTTAAGCCACTTCAACAGTCCATTGATCAAGGCAAGTAATGCCGCACCGCCGCCACCTGCCCCCAGAATTGTTACTAGCAGCTGTGCAGTGTCCACGTTAGACCTCTCTAGGCGCTAATTGGGCACCTTTGATCTCCACCCAACGTTGTCCGAATGCAAGAGTCAACGCGAGTGCGACCGCGACGGCAACCAAGGATGCGCCGAGAGCGATAATAACCACAACATACATGGCTACACTCGTGGTGAGCATGATTATGCCTACGCGTTCAAGCCACCAGATGCCGGGTAGAACCGCCACTGAGCCAAATAAAGCGCCCGTAGTTACGAACCCAGCAAAGATGTAGACCAAAGTATGGCCAAGAATACCCTGTAGATTGGACGGTGGATGGACCGAGATCCCCACACCCGCCAACATCATACAAACGTAAATACCGAATTGAATGACACGGATGACGCGGGGCTCTGCGATCTTCATGAACATCAGATGAAGAAATGGCATGTGAATTTTCATGTCAATCTTCTGAAGTCGCGTTAGCAACGCTCCTCCTTTCAACATTTTGGCCATAATCATACGGCTTTCTTCCAGAGTCCGACGTTTTTCACGTACGGTTGAGCGATGCGCCAACTGCCATCGATTTTCACAAAGGGGATGGCTTCGTGCCACCACCCGTCGATTAATACGCGAGCCCCCGCGATAGTTCTCACACCCAATCGATTCGACCAGGCACTCCAGCCTTCTTGAGTACGCTGACGAGACCAGACGTAATATGTCACGGCCGGGGAAAGGCCGCCGATGGTCACATCGTTTCCACCAGAAAATATCTGCTGAATAGCGTTTGGATCCGTACCATACCCAATTTGACGTTCGTCAATACCGGGTCCCCCAGTAGGGCCATCGTTAAATATATACCGAAACGAAGTCATGGTCACATCGTAGATGCCCTGGGGAATCGGCTGATTGGAATATGGAGCACGAGTTCGAACCTCGAGACGGTTACTCCACGGACCAGCTCCGGCAGCATTAACTGCTCGAGACCAGACGTAATATGTCGTGTACGGCTGAAGATTGCCAATATATGCGTCTCCGGCCGTGTACCCATTAGCAACATACTGCACGTTGTTCGGGTCGGTACCATAGCCCACATCCATAGTGAATGGTGGAATAGGTTGACCCGGGAGCGCACCCGCACCATAGTCGGAAGGCCCGTTAAACTGATAGTGTATGGCGTTTTGACCCTGGGCATCGACATAATAACCGTTTGTGGGTCCGGGAGGCTCCGGTAGTGTGCGAGCCTGGACAATTGCAGAGAACGGACTATCGCCGTCTTTGTTGTCGGCCCACATCTGAAGAAAGTAGTTGGTGTAGCGAAGCAGATTGTCGATCGTAATATACCGATCGCCATTGTGCCTGTTCACCTCTACTTCGAGATGCTCCCCAAAAAACGCATGCGACACATCCGCGTTCAGAGTCCACGAGGTGACTGTGGAAAGACCCACCGTGCTCGGAAGAAAGTGAATGCGCATTGAATGCGCGGTGATTTCACCAACGTCAATAATTTGAGGACGACCGGGAGCTACCATCTAATCACCCGATAATCTTGAAATAAATGTCGCCGTTGTCGCCACCGCTCGGGTCGTTACGGCCAGAACTAATACCTGCGGATGTACGATACCCGTCTTTGTTGACCGGAATAAGTCGCTTGACCTGTGCAATGAAGTCACGTGTCCGGTTAAACTCTCGAGAGCCCCATCGAACGAGGCCTTCGTCTCCGGTTGGGGGTACTAGCGGATATCCCGCACTTACTGCGTCGTCTCCAATAGCCATGAATCGTCCTCCTTCGATGGTTAAACGGGAGCAGCATCGTCCCAGGTACCCAGGGAGTCATCCCAGGTGTGAGCACCGACACCCGAATACCAGGAGCCGGGTGTGATGAACAGCGAGGTGGTCAGCGTCGGATATGACTTCTCACCTGATTCGTCCTGGGAGAAGATCTGCTCAGTGACCTGCATCTCGGTCGTCACACCGTCAGGGTTCCGAATCTCAACGGTATCACCAAGGTTGTAGTCTCGGCCGTAGAGATAACCGCTCACTTGCTGAATCTCACCATCCATGCCCTGAAGAGGCTTGTACTTGGCAAGCTCTTCCTGACCACGCTGCTCGAGGGCGTCCTGTAGTGGCTGACCGGCTGAGAGTGTAATATCAGAGGCCTCAACAAGCAACACTCGACGATCGAAACCACTGACGGTCGCAGAGGTACCCTCAATGTAGACCTTACGGCTACCCTTGGGAGCGATGACATACGCGACATTCTTACGCCCAGTAGTGGTTGTGAGGAAGGTCGTCTCATTCAGGTTACCGATGTCCTGGCTAAAAATGATAGCCGGATCGGCAGTCTGACGTGAAGTCCGATTCCGCCCACCGTAGACATGAAAATACAGCTGAGCAGTATCGGGGTCGCGAATGATTCGATAACCCAAACCGTAGCTCGTGCAGATCGATTCGATGTTGGACTGAACTGTTCCCGAAAGATCGACAGCCAACTTTACAACTGCGTCTACAAGCTCGTTGGTATCGGGAAGATACTTCGGGCTTGCAGCAGTAGAAAATGGCAGTACGTCGTTCGGGTCATACACACCAGTTCCACAAATTGCATTATAGATCGCACGAGCAACATTCGCCGGAGTATCAGTGAAGATCCACTTCAACTCAGTCGAGTTTGTGTCGGCGGGATCTTTAGCCAGCATGTTGTCCGCGGGTCGAGCGGGTCGCTCACCGAGAATATGTTCGAGGGACGGCCCCTTGATCGTGAGAAGAGACCGTCCCTCGCTGTCATCCTTATCCTCGATTGAATCCACCTGCATAACACGATCTGACAGGTTGAGCGCAAGCAGCTGTCCAGGAGCAAACTTCTGGCGAGCCGTCGGCGTCGACGAAGTGACAAGTTCGAAGTCGCCTGCAGTGGAGAAACGATCCGTCCAAATAAGCGAGTCGTACTGATCAACAACGTCTGTCCTGCGCAGGAGACTGTCGAGAACATAGAGTTCCATCAAAGCCCCCCATACTTGTTCGTGTAGGCAATGGTGTATGCAAGCGCCGCACCGGTAGCTGACAGTCGCACATAGTTCGGTCCGGGAAAGAGCTCAATCCAAGGCGAATATGGCGAAAGCGCATACAGAAGCGACGATCGATTATCCGTTCGAATAAGGTAGACACCCTTTGAGCCGGGGACGGTACTGACTTCAATAACGTCCCCGGCCTGCAGGGTAGCAGCGAAATCCATGCTTCGCTGAACATTGTCTGTTGCACGCGACTTCAATGAGAACTGCGAGAGTGCTCGATCGATTCGCATCCTGAATACGAAGCCAGTCTCAACTGTGCCATCGTAGTCCAGAATCGTCTCCGTTTGATCCGCCGTGCTATTACCACTAAAGGTGATCGGCGTCTTATCAATGAAGTCAGGCAGCATGCAAAGGACAGATATGGTCGCCATCGGCTCTGCAGTGAAGAGCGGCGCGTCGAATGATTCGACTCGTCCAACGATCTCGACCGTGGGCTCCTCATCAGAAATAAATCGGAGCGTCACTTCAGACTTCGGCATCAGAAAACCGTATAGTCGGTCTCTGAGCTTTCGTGCAGTTACACCAATATAGTCGGGCTCCAGTCCCAGCTTCAGAACAATGTTCCGCTTACCACGCTTGCTGGAGTTGTACTGCTCCCCATCTTGCGTGGCATAGCCGGACGAATTGATCGTGGCTGGGACTGGATCCAGACCAGTAATTTCTTGAACGCTGTAACCCTCTTCGATGTCGTCAAGGGAAAGAGACAGCAGCCGACCCAATCCTGTACGAACCTGAATATCAGTTAGCATACTGTCATTTCCCCCTCACTGTCGATAGTAGATTATTCGACTGACGATAGATCTCGATGTTGCTCAACGCCTTCGGGGAAGAGTTGTACTGGTTAAAGACTGTCGTGCTACCAATAGCAGTAGCCACCTGACCCTTCATTGCCAGCAAAGCTTCCTGGTTAGCGTCATAGCCGTTTGATGCCGTGGTCGCCGAGTTCAGCGATCCGTCAACAGACACACCTTGATCCGTGAACATGCCCCCGAGCTGCGAGACGCTTGATTGGACGCCCGACAGATCAAGAACAGGTCGGATGGTGGGCTGAAGCTCCATGGAGGACGATACGGTATCAACAATACCGGCCATAGAATTCTTCAGAGCGCTCAACGCGCTGTCACCAACACCCGCAGCCGCAGCTTCGGCCGTGCTCGAGGTCTGCTGGAGACCCTGAGTAAAGCCGGCAATCGTGTACTGACCAAGCTCAGCAAATACGCGAGACGGAGAGTGAATGCCAAGAGCATTCTTCACCGCGTTCACGATTCCGTCACTAATGGTCGTCATTTCAGCCTGAATACCAGCCTGCTCCGACTGCAATCCGCTCAAATAACCCTGAGCACTGTCAACACCCGCCTGGTAAAGGTTAGTGGAAGCAGTCTTGCCCAGGTTAGACGCGGCGGTATCGAGCTGCGAAGAAAGGCTGTTGAAGTCACCGATCGCGTCGGCGCCTCCGTCAAGCAGCTGCTGAATAAACGGCAGTGCATCCGTTCCTTCACCCAGAAGCTTCTTGTAAAGGTCGTCACTAAGACCACGATTACGAAGTTCCTGAATATCCGTTGCGAATGTGTTAACATCGGTGACTTGCTGCTCCAGGCTGTCGAAGTAATCGTTGATATCGGTATCCTTAGTGATATCAGCGAGTGCGTCGTAGGAATCGTGGATCGACTTGTTGTAGTCGTCACGAGTCTTCGTCGCGTCTTCAAGAACCTTCGTCTGAGCTTCAATATCCTTGTCGTGCTGCTCGTTCTGATCTGCGAGATCGTCAAGACGTGCCTGACTGGTCGCAATCGAGGCGTTCAGCGAGTCGTACGCATCCTGGGCCAACGGCATCTCATCGATGGCATTCTGCAGGTCCTCTTGCGAAGCAGTAAGGTCCTTATTGGTCCTACTCTGCGTACGCTTGAGCTTGTCCAGCTTTAGCTGTGCGTCCTCAACGAAGACGCCATTCTTGTTATCCTTCTTGGCCTTATCAAGAACTTTCTGCTGATGGGCAATCGCTGCGGTGTCTTTTTTCCGCTTATCCGTCAGATCGGCAAGACGCTGTTTAGCCTGCTTTTCAGACTTTGCAGCACTAGCTCGGGCAGCAGCAGTTTTGGCACCACTTGCCTTCGCTGTGTAGTCTGCAAGAGTTTCCTTAGCATCCTTCATCTCACGGGTATCCTTCTTACGGGTCGCCGTGAGATCCTGCAGCTTCTTCTTTTCGTCGTGAATATCTTTGCTAGTGCCCGTACGCTGGTTGCTCTTTGCGGTGTTGAGATCCTTCTGAGCGGCAGCAACATCAGCAGTATTCTGCTTCTGTGTTTGCTTCAGGTCCGCCACCTTGTCGGTGTAGTCGTCAATATTCGACTGCGCAGTATCAAGGAAGTCCTTGAGCTGGTCCTTCATGGACGTGAAGGCGTCATCGACGTCCTTCCGCTTCCCAATAAGACCCTGCACGAAACCTTCAGTTGCAAACGCACCAATCTTCTCGAATTCCTTCGAAGGAGAATGAATGCCCAGAAGATTCCTGATCGCGTCCAGCGCTGCACCACCAATACCCGTTACAGCATGAATAACCTCGCCCATACCGGCGGTGATACCCTTAGCCATACCCTGAATGATCGCGACAGCCAGATCGCCACCGGCCTTACCCATCTTCTCACTATTGTTGCGCACAGCCTGCGTGATGCCCTGAATAAACTTCAGAAGCAAGTTCACACCAGACTGAATGATCTTCGGAAGACCGTTAGCAATAGCGTTGATGAAGTTGGTGATAATCTTAATAGCGTTCGTGGTGATAGCGCCAATATTAGAGGCGATACCAGAAAGAATACCATTAATGATCTTCAGACCAGTCGATACGATCTTCGGAATGAGCACGCCGATAGCGTTCAGGAAGGTCACGATAATATGCGTCGCCACCTGAATGACTCTCGGCACCACCTGATCGACAGCACTGAGCATGGCCATAATGACCTTAACAAAGGACTGAATCAGCTGCGGAGCACCGTTACCGATGGCTTCCGCAAAGGAAATCATCGCGTTACCCAGGGCCGACGCGATCATTGGCAGCATATTAAGGATGGATGTAATGGCGAGAATAAGAACGCCAATACCCGCGGTCCCTGCTGCACCAAGAGTCGTCAGACCAATGGCCAGCAAAGCGACACCCGCCGCTGCAATGCCGACACCAGCTCCGAGAAGGAAAATGGCACCGCCAAGAAGCAGCATCACGGGAACCGCCGCAGCAAGACCCACCGCAGCCAGTGCAAACACCACAAAGATGCCGACAAGAGCCAGCAGAGCCACTCCAATAGCCGCAAGCGGAATCGCGCCCAACGCTGCCATGGCCGGAGCCAAGATAGCAAGAGCGGCAGCAGCGACAACAAGAGCCGCGGCACCAGGAAGACCGGCTTCCATGGCAATCATTGCCAGAGCGAGAATGCCAAGCGTACCGGCAAGCCCGCCAAGCGCCGTGAGAAGGGTAGTAATATCCATCGCACCCAGCGCCTGCAGCACCGGAATCAGAAGTGTCAGCGCACCAACCACGACCACCATAGCAGCGGCACCAGTCAGCGAGGATTCAAACCCCTTCAGGGTAATTACCATGATGGCCATAGCGGCCGCCAAAGTAGTCAACCCCTTCGTGATCTCATCCCACGACATACCAGCAAACGCTTTCAGCGCAAGAGCCATAGTGACCAGCGCTTTACCAATTGCCAGCAGGGCAACACCTGAAACCAGCATGTTCTTGGGGAACAGCCGAAGAGCAGTCGCGATTGCAGCAAGAGCGATCGACATCGAGACCAGGGCCCCAATGACTTCGCCGCCACCCAGGTTAATAAACCCGGCAATAGCGTGAGCCAGCACATTCAAAGCGATCGAAAGAATAAGCAGACCAGCTGCGTTCTTCAACGAACCCTTTGACGCTGCAATAACCTTCTGGAACAGAGCCAGCGCCACAAGTGTAGCGGCAAGCCCAGCGATACCCTGGGATAGCTCGTTCCACCCGATGCCCGACATGCTGAGAACAGCACCGGTGAGGATCTTGATCCCCAAGGCAAGCGGAATCATGGCAAGACCAGTCTTGATCATGTTCGCTTGAGTAGCGGCATTCATGCTTCTGGCGAAGAACACCAGCCCGCCCAGAATGACGGTAAGACCCGTCAACCCCTTAGCAAGCCCGTTCCAATCAAGGCTGGCAAGACTCTTGACCGAGAGAGCCAAGATGCCTACAGCGATACCAAGTAGAATCATGCTACCGCCCAAGACGGTCATCTGCTTAATACTACTGCCGATGTTGATCTTGGTAAACAGCTTCATGGCGACGCCGAGCTCAGTGAACATTGTCACCATAGCTGCGGACGCACTGAGAAGCTTGTCTGCGGGAATCTGCGACAGAACAAACATTGAGGCCGTCAGAATACCCAGAGCAAAGGCGATGTTCAACAGCGTCTTCGACTTCAGGTTCTCCTGCATACCCTTCAGTACACCGGTTATGCCCTCGAACATCTCCTTGACCTGATCGAGAAGACCCCCGTCAAGGCCTTTAAAGGCGCCCTTAAAAATACCCGCCAAGAAGCCTTCTTTAGGTCCCTTTTTCGGAATCAGCGACTTACCCAGCAACAGAGTAATAACTCCAAGGAGCCCCGACTCCATCGCCTTCAGGACATTGTCCCAATTAATGTTCTCTACACCGGTAAGGATTTTTCCGCCGAGGTCCCCAAGGAAGCTTCCGATGTTGCTAAACACCGGACCCAACTTGCTGCCCATCTTGGATAGACTGGTACCGATACCATCAGCGGCCGATCCTAGGGCCTTAAGAATCGCATCGAGAGGCTTAAGCTGTTCGCCCGAACCCTTCGCGCCTATTCTAATCGCACCAAATCCGTTAGCAAGACCGCCAAGGAGGCCGATCAGCGAGGAAATAAGTACAATCGGAACCCTCAGTACGCCGCCAATAACGCCAAAGACCTTGCCCAGGCCGTCGCCGCTCTTGATGGCCTTATCGAGGTTAACCAGAAAATCACCGAGGTTTGCGGTGATGTCAAGGATGCCAGTTGCACCCGGGCCCATGGCACCGAACAAACTCAAAAACATCTTGACCGCGCCGACAAGGATCATTCGACCAATATCGAGAACGGCGAAGACGCCGGCAAAGGTACGCTTGACCTTTGGACCGATATCTTCAGTAAGCAGCTGCAAATGCTGAGCAAAGAGCTGAATACTTTGTGTGATGTCAGCGAGTTGCTTACCACTCGTGCGAGGAAATATCTCGCGGAAAGCTTCCCCAATGGGCTTTAGTATATTACCCAGTGCAGTAAATGCGGCACTAACCGCCGTAATAGCACTGGTTCGACCGCCAGCTTCCTTCCAGTCCTGCAGCATCTTGTTACGAGCCTTGGCCTGGTTACTGACAATCTTAGAAATAACATTGTTCGCGCCGGTGAACAGATCGGTCGCTTCATTGAAGTCGCCGACAACAATCGTCGCGGTGTCTGACCAGCCCGAACCAATGGCTTCCCGAACAGTGCCAATAAGAGCCGTGAAGGTTCGCACCTTCGTAGCCGCATCCTCAGCCATCTGCTGCTGAGCCTGGAAGCCCTTGATTTGCGCGTCGGTCAGACCGAGCTGCTTCATCTTGGTCTCATCCATGTCGCCAGCCATGATCTTCAGGTAGTTCGACATGACGTCGGCGCTCAGCCAGCCCTTTTCCAGCGACTGGTTGAATCCACCCTGAATGGTCTTGGCCGAGATGCTCTTCTTGGTAAGCATGCCCATGCTGTCAGCGATCTCAATAAGACCGTTCTGCATGTTCTTGTTACCCATACCAACGTTGGTCAACGACCGCCAGTCCATGAGGCGAATCTCGCCCTGGTTGAAGGCCTGTGACAGCTGATATGCGGCTCGAGCGGCATCAGTCGCCTGGGTTCCTGAAGCAGCAGCTTCGTTCGAGAAACCCTTAATAACGCTCGTCGCCTTAGCAACCTTCATACCCGAGTTCGTGAAAAGACTCAGGTTCGAAGTCATGTCGGAGAAGCTATAAATTGTCTTGTCGGCGTAGTTGTTCAACTCGTTCAGCCGCGAGTTGACCTCAGGAAGCTTGGTGCCAAATCGAGCCGTGTTCGCAAGAATCGTCTGAATCGACTTCATCTTGGTCTCGTACTCGCCGAAACCCTGCTTCAACGGGTCAATAGTAAGCGACTTGATCAGCTGTTCACCAGCACGAACTGCCTGGGAGCCGATGGTCGCCAATGCACCAAGAGCAATTGCACTCATGGCGTTGAATTTGGCACCGATCGCATCAACACCGTTGGCAATGCCGTCAAGGTGGAATTTGTCAGCGACAGACTGCAGACCGCTAAGGCTTCGGGTAGCGCCGTCAAGGTTCAAACCCTGCTTCAGCTTTTCGAGCGTACTAAGAGACTGCTTCGTACCGGCTTCAAACTGCGCATTGTTAAACTTCATCTCAACAATACGCTCGTCAATATCGTTGCTCACTTAGTCACCGCCTTCCATACGCCGTCTGCAATCTTGTCAAAGACCGGCTTAATGGCCGGGTTAATATAGTCCCGACCAGCAACGTAACCACCGGTACCTGTACCGTGTCCGTACTGGAGCAGTATAGCGACCGGAGTGTTTCCGGACTCAACGTTCGAGTTTGACCACTGGATAGAGGCGGACCTCCCAGACCAAATAACCTTATAGGTCCAGGAGGCCGCCGTCTTACCGGAGTCAACCGGCGTTGCGTTCGCTAGAGCGGTAACTCCCATTTGACCGTACTTCTCAAGTTCACGTCTAATATCACTACTAAACGTGCGCTTCAAGAACGATTCGGTCTTGTCAAAGTTACC